GGCATATGCAGGGCATAGGCCAGCTCGTGCAATGATTCTTCTTCTTCGGTTAGTTTCCCTCATTTCCACCTGTTAGACCAGAATATTCTAGAATCAAGTTTGAAAGATCATTAAGCTCTCCGAGGGGGAAAGTATTAAAATCATCTGAGGACAGATCGTTTGCATCGATTACTGCAATCTTAATTACTTCTTGCAAAAGATTTACTTGAGCAGTGTCACTTTTTGACTTAGTGGCTGACTTAGTAAGCTCCTGAATTTTCATAACCTCAGATACTGACATTTTCCGAATTTCTACTTCGTCCCCCATGAAAGAGACTTTTTTAGTTAATGTTTTACCTACCAAATGTTTCATAATACTGTTTCCTTAAATTAAATAATTTTATCTTTTTCTGTGAATAATTCTGGATTATTGGCTTGAAAGTCATCAAGCATTTTCCGTACTTTGTGTAGGGTATCAAGGGTTTCCATGATCTCCCGACCCATTAAAGAGTCATTGTCAAAGTCTTGAAAACGTTCAAAACTCTTACGAATACTAATATCAACGCTTCTTCGCATATGGCGAAAAGTTGTCCTCATAACAAATGTTTTACTAAATGGCTTTTCCATATATAAACCTATACCTCTCTACTATAGAATAAAGAGAGGGCTTTCGCCCCCTCAATATTAATATGTTAATTAAGCCGCAGCAATTGTTGCTGGTCCAAAGAAGTCGGACTGAGCAGACAATGTAACTGTTGCTGTTGTAGCATCTGTCAGGGCAGGGTTAACCAAGATAGCTTCGATTTTACCTTTAAAGTAAAATTCTGTGTTATCTGTAGCCAAAGTTGCGCCCAAAGAAGTTGCAAGGTCAACGTTTGCAGAACACATCAGGAAGCGGAAGTATACTTCTTGACCGATTAGCGAGTGGAAGTCTTGCATATCTTCGGCAACGTAGTTGACAGTAACTTCCAAAGAAGGAGCGTCAGCCTGACCTTGTACCTGAGATGATGTAGCTTGACCGTAAACAGGAACGTTTACGATGTTTGCAGGTGTACCAATTGAAGGGAATTCCCGAACAGAAGGCATACGATCGATGTCAGCAGAGTTTGCTGAAGCAAAAAGTGCGGCATAGCCAGTAGCAGTTTCACTTGCCGGGAGGGTTACGCCACTATAGATGTCAAGATATGAAAAGATACCTGCACCTAGGGATGAAATATGAGCCATTTTTATTCTCCGTATATTGTAAATGGTATTATGTAGCTTGCGCTATAAAGCGACTTATTAGACGGGTCTAGCCCTTCCACATTCAGATAAGATGTAGCAAGCTCTGTACCGTTGGTTAGTTTTTTGTTTTCAAGACTAATGTCAAGAATATCTGATATAGCAACAATGCGGGATTGTCCCTCACCTGCTTTAACAAAGATTTTAATGGCAACAAGGCCACTTAAACTTTTAATGCCACCATAGGCAAATTGACTACTAGAACTTGGTAAAACGTTTAATCTACAAAATTCAGTTTCTGTTGATATTGTGCCTTGATAGTTATCAGGGTAAATATCTATATTATTTGATATCCAAGCAGAAGAGGCAAAAACAGATTCAATGTCGTCTAAAACATTATCATACATTGTTATGCCTCCTTTACTAATATTGCTTCAATAGTAAAGCCATTATCGCTATAATCAACAATATTGTATACTTTTGATTCAACAGTTAAGGTATCATAAACAGATAGGTTAACACCGGAGCGCATCATTGCAGTCACTGTAAAACCATCACCAGAAGGTTTTTGAGTTGATTGAACGATAACATCTACAGTTACGCTGCTAGTTGTACTTATAGTACTCTTAGAAGCAAAGTTATAACCTGAAACAGATTTTGAAGAAAGTGTACCTTTTTTAACCAAGTCCCCTGCAGCAGTAAACGCTTTATTAACGGCGCTAGTTACTTTAGCAGAAAGTGACATTAATTGTTCCTCCACCAACCAGAGCCTACCCCTGTAGCGCCCCGTCTTAAAAGAGGGCGAATAGGTTTAATAACAAAGTTTGGGGTAACAGAAATACGAGTAACATCATTATTAGAGTCACTCAAACTAATATTACCAATACTGATACTTTCGTATGTCTGTGTTGTTTGTGCAACAAGATCTTCGTTATTAAGTAGGTGCAAGGCCTGTTCGTAAACAGCTATTTTTACTAGGTTAGGGATTTCTGTAGTTGAAAATGTAACTTGTAATCCTAAACGGTTATCATAATAAAGAGCATTTTTACGAGGCCAAGCAAGAGCTTGGGAAGGACTAACAGCAGAGCCAATCCAAGGATTGTTGTCAATAATTTGTGTAGCAGTTACTAACGCATCTTCACGAGTACTATCATCAGCTGTATCCCAGCTAGCAGAGTCGATTCGTGTTTCAAAGTATGTGTCAGCAGTTGTTATATCTACATAACTATTAGTATTAAGAACTAAAGCCATTAGTCCCTCCTAGTCTAATTATGAGTGGTAAACAGGCAAGATGCCGAGGTTCAGTGCATCCATTTTACGAACATACGAAGCAGATGCAGCGTAGTTTGCGTTAGTTGCAAATGCGTTAGTAGCACCTGCCCAATCATAACCCATTGGGTGCATGATGAAGCCGTAGCGATACCAAATGTTTGTAGAACCGCCACCAGTGTAAGCAGCCGCATTGCGGTCAACCTCAACAGGGGTAGGTGTATTTACAGGTGCGAAAGAAACGGAACCTGGCTTCAAGATGAAAGAACACTTAGTAGACTGAGCGTTCAAGTCGCCAGAAGCAGCAGCTTGTGTTTGTGTTGCACGAGTCATGATCAAACGGAATTTACCGCCAAAGACTGTGGAGAACTCAAGGTTGCCATCAGTTACTGTTGTGTCATCAACCAAGTTAGCAGCACGCATTTCGGCCATAACTTCAGGAGAAGTTGCGAGATACATGAAGTCTGGTTCGTGGTCTTTGTATGCCATGCCAATTGCTTTGAAGAGACGCTCACCACGAGCAGCACCAATAGCAGAGGAGTCAAACAGTTTACGTGCATCAGAAGAACCTGTTGCAGCGGCACCGAAATCACCAGCATCGTTAATGTCTACAAAGAAACCTGTAGCGGCTGCATCTGCATCTGTTTCAAAGGTTGTGATACCACCGTTACCAGCGCCACCAGCATCGCCAAGGGCGACTTCGTGTGCAGCAACACCCTTAAGAACGGACAGCAAAGCATTACCTTCGTCATCGCCACGCACTTGTGCAAAGTCACGAGCAATTTTGGAAAGACCGTCTTGCTTAGATACAACTTCTTGCAGGTTAACTTGCTGCGCACCAAAGGTACGAACAGTCTTAACGTAGTTAGCAATGTCAGTTGTAACATCGGTGTAAGTACCGTCTGTTGCAGAAGACAAAGAAGGAACGTTAATGTTTGCAGACAGTGGTTTGTACCAACGGAACTGACCAACAAAGGATTCGCCATCAGCGTTAATATCGTCACGTTGACCAACGATACCTGTGGAGTTCAATTTCTTTTCAGTTGTGTAGGCTTCGTCTGCATAGGCAGAAATTGCGAGAGCTACATTTTGAAAGTCTGTATTTGTAATAGCCATGATTTATTTCCTTATGGTATTATATAGATATTATTAATAGGAGTAATTGCCTAATTGACCTTTAGCCGCCAAGGCAAGAACTTCTTCTGTTGTCATTTCACCAATAGATTTCTTTTGATCCATTGACGGAGTGCCGGAGTTGTTTGATGTTCCTGCACCTGTATTTGCTTTAACACGGAATAAGAACGAATTATCTTCATTCTTAGAGTAAGTCTTAATAAAGTCCTGAATATTGGTTCCTGTTTTATGAACCCAAAGACCATCATCATTTTGAACGAGTTGCTCAACAATATCACGATAGGCCATTTGACGACTACGCTCATTACGGAATTCCAATCCGCTTAAGGCAGAATTAACTACACTATCACGGTTTAGCTTGATATTTTCTTCTTCGAATACCTTTAGCCTTGCTTGGGCTTCTGCTAGCTTCATTTCTAAAGCCTCTTGCATTTTACCCTCTTCCTCTAGCCGTTGAATTTGATCTTGTTTTTGCTTTTGTTCAATCTCAACTGCTTTTCTAAGAGCCTCATCACGCTCACTAGCCATGCGATCCATATTGGATTTCATTTTAGCAAGCCTCTCTTGGACTTCACGTTCAATCGGATCTACCTCGTCATTAGTGACAGATTCCTCCTGAACAGTTTCTTGTTCTTGAGTCTCGTTGGACTCTTCTTTTTCAGTTACTTCTTCAGTTACTTCATTTTCTTTACTCATAATTTTTCCTTCCAAGCACAGCTTGAGTTATAATTTTATATATATTTAGAGTTACAAACTCTATTAATTAGGGCGCATAGGCTATTACAAATAACTATGGACCAATTCCATACCAGTCCTCGCCTTCACGGATTGGAGCAAGTATGTCTTTTCTTGTGATCTTATTAGGAGGGTCAATCAAACCCTGTTCTTTAGCTTTCTTTAAAAGCTCATTATACGATTTAAAAGAAAGACCTTGTTTGCGCATTTCTTTTAAGGTATTTCTAATCGTATCACCCTCAAGAGCATCTGCATAGATGGTTCTTAAAGCGTCTTTTGCACGTCTTGCTTCACCAATATTAGTAAAGAAAGCATCGTGAATTGTAGCAGTTTCAACGTTGTTTTTCCGGCCCCAAAGGTGGAACCTTCTTACAATAACAGCGTCATTGCTATGGTTTCCGTTAACACCTAGACCAATTCTTGCATCATTCAAAGAGCCTTTACCTAAAAGCTTTCCATCTTCTGCACTTGATTCATAGATATTAGCGATCCGCCTGTTAGTAACAGGATCACGAAATTCAATTCGTTCTTGTATTTTAGGGCGGTATCTTTGAGTCATAATTTTACCATCAAATGTTACCCAAGGTATGTCTACCTTTTTAGTTTCATTGACGTAAACCCTTGCAACGTCTTTCCAGTAATTAATAAAATTATCGGTTACTGGCGCTCGTTCTGCAAGGTTCTTAGACATAATCCTAGAGACTTCTGAAAACTCCTTGGGACCAATAATCCCTCGTCTTGCATTAGTCAATTTTTCTACAAATACACCAACATCAGGGTGTATGTCTTGAGCCTGTTTAAGTAATGTTCTACCAACAGGTTCGTTATTATTTATAAGTTCTACAAGCTCTCGTCTAAAAGAAGATAACTCATCTACAGTGGTTGTAGCACCTAATCTCTCAGCAACTTTAATCTTACTATCAACAATTCTGAGATTTTCACCTAAATTGTTTTTAGTGACGGTAATAAATCCTTTGTCATCTAACACCTTAGATAACTTACTAGCAACATTAGCTGTTTTAGTAGCATCACCAGCACCATAAAATGATACCATGTTCTGAGACTTAGCTGCCTTGGCAAGATCTTCCCAAGTGAGACCAGCATCTCTTAACGCAGGGATTTTGATAAATTCGGGATCATTTACTGTATCCATTGCAACG